AGACTTGCAGACTTGCAACTTGGAAGGTCTGGTATTGGAACAATCAGTGATACCTTTACTCTTGCTTGTGCATCTCCAAATACCAACAAATCAGCACTTGCGGTACTGAACTGGATCGAACAAAGGTAATTTATTATGAGTGAAGTTTATCTTGGTAATCCCAATTTAAAAAGGGCAAACACGCAGATTGAGTTTACAGAGGAACAGATTATTGAGTTCCTTAGATGTAAAGAGGATCCCGTATACTTTGCAAGAAACTATATTAAGATTGTTTCTCTTGATCATGGTCTAGTACCATTTAATATGTATCCTTTTCAGGAAAAATTGATTCAAAATTTCCATGCTAATAGATTTAATATTTGTAAGATGCCTCGCCAGACGGGGAAATCAACCACTTGTGTTTCGTATTTGTTACATTATGCCGTATTCAACGATAATGTCAATATAGCTATACTAGCAAACAAAGCATCCACAGCAAGAGATCTGCTTCAAAGATTACAACTTGCTTATGAAAACTTGCCACGTTGGATGCAGCAAGGTATCATATCATGGAATAAAGGTTCTCTAGAGTTAGAAAATGGATCCAAAATTTCAGCAAACTCTACATCTTCATCTGCTGTCCGAGGCGGATCGTATAATATCATATTTTTGGACGAGTTCGCTTTCATCCCGAATCACATTGCTGACGACTTCTTTGCCTCTGTTTATCCTACTATATCTTCAGGCCAAAGCACAAAGGTAATTATTGTATCAACGCCACGTGGTATGAATCACTTCTACCGCATGTGGCATGATTCTGAGAGAGGTAAGAATGAATATGTTCCAACTGATGTTCACTGGTCAGAAGTTCCTGGTAGAGATGAAAAGTGGAAAGAACAGACTATTGCAAACACTTCCGAAAATCAATTTAAGGTTGAGTTTGAGTGTGAGTTCCTAGGATCTGTCGATACACTTATCAACCCATCAAAATTAAGAACCTTGGTCTATGATGATCCATTGAGAAGAAATAAAGGTTTAGATATCTACCAAAATCCAATAGAAGATCATAATTATCTAATAACCGTTGACGTTGCACGCGGAGTTGGTAGTGATTATTCTGCATTTATTGTTTTTGATATTACAAATTTTCCATATCGAGCAGTTGCAAAATATAAGAATAATGAAATCAAACCCATGCTTTTTCCATCAATTATCCATCAGATTGCAAAAGCATATAATGAATCTTGGGTTTTAGTCGAAGTTAATGATATTGGAGATCAAGTTGCAAATATTCTTCATTTTGATCTTGAGTATGATAATGTTCTTATGTGTGCGATGAAAGGAAGAGCGGGTCAAATTGTTGGATCTGGATTTAGTGGAAAAAAATCGCAACTGGGAGTTAGAATGACTTCTGCAGTCAAAAAATTAGGATGTTCTAATCTAAGAACTCTTATTGAAGATGACAAATTAATTATTAATGACTATGATATCATTAGTGAGTTAACAACTTTCACTCAACGTCACAATACTTTTATGGCAGAAGAAGGTTGTAATGATGACCTTGCTATGTGTCTTGTTATTTTCTCTTGGTTAGTTGCTCAGCAATACTTTAAAGAGATGACGGACAATGATGTTCGCAAAAGAATCTATGAAGAACAAAAAAATCAAATTGAGCAAGATATGTCTCCATTTGGATTTATTGTTGATGGTTTAGATGATGATGTGTTTGTAGAAAAAATAACAGGGGACAGATGGATGAGAGCAGGAAAAAATGATAATCAATTAGAAGTTTGGAATGTAGATGAATATGGTGATCGCTCTTATATGTGGGACTATAGGTAATGGAATTTGATTTTGATGATCAGATAGAGTTAGAGCACATATTATTTTTTGATAGAAAATGTAGGGTTTGTGGGCAAGTGAAAAATTTAATGAATGATTTTTATAGAACAAGAAAAGACAGAACTAATAAGTCTGCTTACTCGTATGAATGTAAAGAATGCACCAAAGAACGCATTATCAATACACGGAAAAAAGAAAAATCTAGATTGTGGGAATATCCTGACTGGTAATAATTGGTTCATGCATTGTTTCCCCAATGAAAGTAACCTTTTTAATAAATATTTCTAGGTAATTTGGATTTGCGAGGGGAAAAAAGATGCCGCTAAATTTAGCATCTCCTGGATTAATCGTTAGAGAAGTTGACTTAACTGCAGGTAGAGTAGATGCAGCAACCGATAAGACTGCTGCCATTGTTGCACCTTTTGCAAAAGGTCCAGTTGATCTTCCAACTGTAATTGCAACAGAACAAGATTTATTAGATAATTTTGGTCAACCATATGCTGTAGATAAGCACTACGAGCACTGGATGGTAGCATCCTCGTATTTGGCATATGGTGGTCAATTAAATGTAGTAAGATCTGATGATGCAGATTTAAGAAATGCAGTTTCAGGTGTCAATACCAGCATCAAAATTAAGAGTAACGAACACTACGTTCAGTTGGGATATGATGAAAATACAAATTCTCAGTTTTTCCTAGCAGCGAAAAACCCTGGTTCTTGGGCAAACAACTTAAGAGTTGCAATTGTTGACGGATTCGCTGATCAAGTTGTATCAGTTGCTTCTACATCTGGTCTTGCAGTTGGTTACGGAGTAACTCAAGCAATAAGCGCAACTCTCCCTGGAGCAGGAACAACTTCAGTCCTCGATGGTTACCTCAAAGGAGTTATAACCTCTATAGGTTCTGGTTCTGTATCCGTTAAACTAGTCTCTCATGTTAGTGCTGCTGGAGCACAAACTGACGTTGATTATCAAGAATCAGGCGTTTATAGGTTTACATCAGGATCTAAAGTTACATTTAACACCTCTGCAGGTGTAAGTGCTGGTACAACAACCCCATCCGCATCCGCACTAAGTGATTGGTTTGGTTCACAATCAATTTCACTTTCCAACGGAACCAGTATTGCTTGGAATGGTCTTGCAAACAGACCACAAACTTCAGAATATTCTGCAGCAAGAGGTGGTAGATTCGATGAAGTTCATGTTGTTGTAATTGATGATAAAGGAGAGATTACGGGTAACGCAGGAACTATTCTTGAGAAGCACATATCACTCTCAAAGGCAAAAGATGCTGAATATTCATCTGGTAGTCCTTCATACTGGAGAAAATATCTTGAGGTAAATTCTGAATATCTTTTTGCTGGATCGCAACCACATGCAGCAATTGGTGGTATTACCACAGCAGCTTTTAGTGCAGTTGCAATTGGTAATACATTCACATTAGAAAGTGATACTGCATGGGATCAAGATGCGTCTGGAGTTAAATTTGGTTGCCATGGAAACAGCACGGTAACACTTGCTAATGGATTAAATTACAATGGTCAATCAGGTCTAACAACAACAGGTGCATTAACTGCTGGTTTATCCAACTTGGTTAATGGTTATACATTGTTTGAGAATACTGAGAACTATAGTGTTGACTTTATTTTGATGGGTTCTGCAGCATATGATAAAGAAAATGCACAGGCACTAGCAAACAAGTGTATTGCAGTTGCTGAGGAAAGAAAAGACGCTATCGCGTTTATTTCTCCATACAGAGGAGCTGCTCTAACCGATACCACTTCACAGACTGCAACGACTGTAAATTCTGATGCAACAATTACAGATAATGTAATTAGTTTCTATTCCGCACTTACATCATCTTCCTTTGGTGTATTTGACTCTGGTTATAAGTATATGTTTGATAGATTTAACAATACTTTCAGATATGTACCTCTAAACGGTGATCTTGCTGGTATGTGTGCCAGAAATGACATTAATAACTTCCCATGGTTCTCGCCAGCTGGAACTGCTAGAGGAGCTGTTCTTAACGCAGTTAAACTTGCATACAACCCATCCAAATCACAAAGAGACAAACTCTATACCAATAGAATTAATCCTGTTGTATTTTTACCAGGATCGGGAATCGTACTGTTCGGTGATAAGACAGGTCTTGCAAGATCTTCTGCCTTTGACAGAATTAATGTTCGTAGATTGTTTATCTATCTTGAGCAGGCAATTTCTCAAGCAGCAAAAGATCAACTCTTTGAGTTTAATGATGAAATCACCAGAACAAACTTTGTAAATATTATTGAACCATTCCTTCGTGATGTTCAGGCTAAGAGAGGAATCTTTGATTACGTTGTTGTTTGTGACGAAACAAATAACACTGCTGCTGTCATAGATAATAATGAGTTTGTTGCTGACATTTACATTAAACCTGCAAGATCGATTAACTTCATTGGTCTTACATTTGTTGCCACCAGAACTGGTGTTGCATTTGAAGAAGTAGTTGGAAACGTTTAATTACTCAAGAGGTTAAAAAACAATGGCAACCAGAAATCAACTAAATCCACCCCCACTAAGAAAAATCACCGACTTCAAGAGTAAGCTCACTGGTGGTGGAGCAAGAACAAACCTCTTCGAAGTCGTACTTTCCTTCCCAGACATTGCACCTGCAGATACTGTTGTTCTTGACAAATCAAGATTTTTATGCAAGACTGCAGCATTACCAGCATCAACTGTTGCTGCATTGCCAATTTCATTTAGAGGAAGAACTCTAAATGTTGCTGGTGATCGTACATTTGAGAGTTGGTCTGTTAATATTATCAACGATACTGATTTTGCAATCCGTTCTGCATTTGAGAACTGGATGAACACAATCAACAGAGTATCTGATAATACTGGTGTTACAGACCCAGCACTTTATCAAGCAGATGCTTTTGTTTATCAATTAGATCGTGATGGTTCTACTCTGAGAGCATATCACTTCTATGATATTTTCCCAACTAGCATCGCTGCAATTGACCTTTCTTATGATAATGAAGGAATTGAAGAGTTCACTGTAGAATTCCAAATTCTTTGGTGGGAAGCAATCAAAGGCAACAGTCCTAATGCTGGTGGTGTCGACATCAACTAAATAGAGAATAAGGTAGTTACTAAAAACTTATAACATGGCAAAACTTTTTGGTTTTTCAATTGATGATAGTCAAAATAAATCCAAGAGTATAGTCTCCCCCGTCCCACCTAACAATGCGGATGGGGTTGATTATTATATTCAGAGTGGATTTTATGGTCAGTACGTAGACTTAGAAGGGGTTTATCGTACTGAGTATGATTTGATTCGTCGTTATCGTGAGATGTCTCTTCATCCAGAATGTGATAATGCCATCGAAGATGTGGTAAATGAGGCATTGGTTAGTGATCTTTATGATTCACCAGTTGAAATTGAGTTATCAAATTTAAATGCTAGTGAAAAACTAAAAGAAAAAATCAGGCAAGAATTTAAGTATATTAAAGAGATGCTTGATTTTGATAAAAAATGTCATGAAATTTTTAGAAACTGGTATGTTGATGGACGTCTTTACTATCTAAAAGTAATTGATGTAAAAAATCCAATAGATGGAATTAAAGAATTAAGATATGTTGATCCGTTGAAGATTAAATATATTCGTCAAGAGAAAAAGAATAAAGATAATAGATCCACATTATTAAATAACAAATCGGAAGATATTAATAGTCCAGAAATTGAAGAATTCTTCGTTTATAGCAAAGGTGGAAATAACTACGCAAGTGGAACCTTTGGTGGTGGGTCAATGGGTGGAAATAAAGGTTCTATTAAGATTGCAAAAGATTCTATCGCATACTGCACCTCTGGATTACTTGATAGGAACAAAAATACGGTTCTTTCATATCTCCACAAAGCAATTAAGTCACTCAATCAACTTCGTATGATTGAGGACTCTTTGGTAATCTACAGACTTTCACGCGCACCAGAACGCAGAATTTTCTACATCGATGTAGGTAATCTTCCTAAGGTAAAAGCAGAGCAATATCTCAAAGATGTGATGATGAGATATCGCAATAAACTTGTTTACGATGCAGCGACTGGCGAAGTTCGTGATGATCGTAAGTTTATGTCTATGATGGAAGACTTCTGGCTTCCAAGAAGAGAAGGTGGTCGTGGCACAGAAATCACCACACTTCCTGGTGGACAAAACTTAGGAGAACTTGCTGATATTGAGTATTTCCAAAAGAAACTCTATAGAGCACTTGGAGTTCCTGAGTCAAGAATTGCTTCTGATGGTGGTTTTAATCTTGGGCGTTCTTCCGAAATTTTAAGAGACGAACTCAAGTTTGCTAAGTTTGTTGGTAGACTTAGAAAACGTTTTGCTAATCTATTTAACGACATTTTGAGAACGCAGTTAATTCTCAAAAATATTGTCAGTCCTGAAGATTGGGACATAATGTCCGATCATATTCAGTATGACTTTTTATATGATAATCAATTTGCAGAGTTAAAAGAATCTGAATTAGTTAATAATAGGTTGGGAACACTTGCAACTATAGAACCTTATATTGGTAAATATTTCTCAACGGAGTATGTTCGTAAGAGAATTCTTCGCCAAACAGATCAAGAAATTATCGAGATTGATATGCAGATTCAGGATGAAATCGAAAAAGGTATCATTCCAGATCCAAATGCTGTAGATCCGATTACAGGTGAAGCTCTTCCACAAGAAGGACAAGAAATGGGTGCTGGCGATCTTGGTCAAAATCCAATG